GCCCAGCCACCTATTTTTTCTGGTGATCCGTATCTAAACCTAACGTTATCTCCCCCGGTCCATTGTCCCTCGGCCCCGGTTGAAGTAACTTGTTTATTAAATCCTGGTAAAAACCCTAGTTTCTGTAACATATAAAATTCCCGTTAGAAGAGGGGCATTAATGTGGTGGATGAATACCCCTCATCGAATGGGAATTATATATTACTTTTTAGGGATTTTAAAGCCTTTATAGTATGCTGGTAAACCTAAGAAAGGTCTTTGATCGTATAAATTTTGTTTAGAAGCTTTTTTCTTAGTATCGTTATAGTGTAAAAAAACTTGTGTACAATCTTTACCTTTAAATGCTTCTCTCCAATGTTCTAGATCACAACCTTTGTAAACCAACATATCACCTTGCTCTAATTCTACTTTAACTCCTGCTTGTTTTTCTTTACCTGTAGGGTCAAGAAATATAGGCCATTTATCTCCACCTAAATTTAACGTTGTAGATATTTCACAAGAGTATCTATCTTTGTGTCTATGTAATACATCACCATCTTTATATATTCTTGCATAAGAATAAGCAGGCTGTAATTTATACCCTGTTTCTTTTTGCATTTTGCTATGTAAACCTTGTAATAAAGTTTCCATAACTAAATCAGAATAATGTGAATAAGTGTTAGGCACTTGATGATCGTTCCATACACCAAAATATTCTGTGTAAGGTGATATGTATTTATGATCAAATAAAAATCTAGCAACATTTCTCTTATTTAAAAAGTATGTATGACAAAATTGTGCTAGTTCTTTTGTTATAGCTTGTTTCATAACTTTAAATTTATTTTTTTTGAATGACATTTTTTTTCCTCCTTAGTTCTTTTGCTTTTTCTTTAATAAAGTTTTCTACAAAATCCGCAGGTCTCCCTTTAGAATTAAACTCTAGTATTGTTTTTACAAAATTATTTAGTTTATTTTTTATAATCATTATTTTGTAAAACTTGTTTTGGTATAGCTTGGATATTCCAATGTATAAATCTAAAAGGTTCGTATCCATTATCTACACTATATAAATGAGGCATGTGTGAATTAAAAAACATAAGTCTTCCTGGTTTTGTAACATAATGCACTTGAGAAGAGGCTGTTGTAAGTTTTGATTTATCTTTTTCTGGTAATAAATTCATTAATCTTCCAGGTCTAGGGTCTTCAAAAACAGGACAAGATGTTTTTTCGCTAGCTTTTAAAAAATAAAAACCTGACATGTGTCCGTTCCAATGTGTATGTAATGTGTGATGTCCTCCACCCATTTTAGAAAACTCTTGTACCCACATTTCTGTTAAAAATAATTTGTGACCATTTAAATCAAAACCCTGTTCATCTAATAAATTGTGTGCTGTTGCTAATATCCAATTTTGTAAGTCTTTAAAACTAGGGTCATTAACAATACTTGTAGAATGATGAACCATACCGTGATCACCTTTATTACCAAATTTTTTAGTTCTTTCTTTTATTGCTTTTTTATTATTTTTTTCTGCTTCTTTAATATAAGAATCAGAAGCTTTATCTAATTTTTTTAACCATTCTGGTTTGTCCATCCAGTAAATAGAGTTAATAAAATAGTCTTCTCTAAATAATTGATCTTTTTGTTTTTCTTTTTTTTTCATATTGCCTATCTAAATGGGTAACCTAAGTTCCATATAACTAAACTATGTCTTGATCCTTTCACAACAGGACATACTCTATGCCATACAAAAGAAGGAAACACAACTAAAGAACCTTTTGGTAAAATTTCTTTGCATTTACGAACGTTTCTTTTTTTATCAGGATCCATGTTTCTAAAATCAAATTCTAATTCGCCACCTTTGTAATCTTTAGGATCAGATAAAGTAACAGTTACAGACAGCTTTCTTACTTTACCGTGAATAGGGTCTTGTGGATTTTCACTAATGTAAGGTTTTTCCCAACTATCACAATGCCAATCATAGTATTGACCTTTCTCGTATTTTGTAAATTGACAAGCTTCAGAATGATCCCAATTAAAATTCCAACCTGCACTTTGATTTGCTTGATGAACAAAAGGTTGTATCTCTTTGTATATCCACCTGTCATTCATCCAAACAATATTAGAATCTCTTTTCTTTTTTAAATCTTTAATTTGTTTGTTATTTAATTTTTTACCACCAAAACTACCTGTAACAGCCATTTGATCAGATAAAGATTTTCCTTGTCTAACAATATCATCGCAAATTCTTTCAGGAATAACTGATTGAAAATACCAATAGTAACTATTTAAATTCATATTTCTATTTTAATATATATACCACATGCCACCACAAGTAAACTAAAAAGGAACTACAAGATCATCTGTTGAATTAAATGTATGTGTAACTATTGATGGACTACTTGTTTTAGTACCACCTGTAATTAAAGGCGCACCTGTTGTAGGCGCAGGATACTGAATAACTACAACTCCTGATCCACCATTACCACCTCTATTAAGTGGACTTGGAGAATACCCAGATCCACCACCACTACCTGTATTAGCTGTACCATCTCCAGCTGTACCACTTGGATTTGAACCACCGTATACTCCTCCAGGACCACCGCCACCTGATCCACCACTTGCTGGACTTCCACCTGGATTAGTACTAGTTCCTGCTCCACCACCAGCTCTTGTTGTAGCATCTCCAGGCCAGCCACTACTACCAGCACCACCAGCACCACCTGTTGAACCACTAGCAGGACCACTACCAGCACCACCAGCCCCACCTCCACCGGAACCTGTAGAACCTGATGCTGTTCCACCTGGATTTCCTTGTGAAGGACTTGTAGGAGGATCGTTACCAGAACCACCTGCTTGTGCAGGAGGATTTTCTGCTGTACCGCCTCCAGAACCTCCGGGTTGACCTTGTAGTGCAGGACCTCTACCAGCACCACCGCCAGCTGATTCAAATTTTGAACCACCGCCAGTTGCGCATGTATTAAATGAACTTACGCTTCCAGGACTTGAAGCGTTTGAATATGGAGTAGGTGTTGCTACAGCATTACCACCGGCCCCAACTGTTACTTTATATGTATTTCCTGGTGTAATTGAATAACTTGCACAAAATCTATAACCACCGGCACCACCACCTCCGGCTTGTGAAAAAGCTCCTGAACCACCACCTGCTATTACCAACATATTAATTGCTGATAAACTAACGGCTGGTTGTTTAGGCCATCTGTCTTGTTGTATTGCTTGAAACTGAGATTGCATAGACCAAATTCCTGGTGCTGCACTTAATTCTTTTACTAAAATTATTCCTGATCCACCGGCACTACCACCGCCACCGCCGCCACCAGTGTTAGCTGTTCCTACTGCTCTACCAGCACCTCCGCCGCCAGGACCACCTGATCCATGAGGTTGTGATCCGGGACCAGAACCCCGACATGCTTGGCCACCACCGCCTCCAGCATACACTCCAGAATTTGGAGCTCCTGGAAAAGAAGGACTTATATCTGAACCATTGCCACCTGGGCCACCACTACCATCTGGGCCTGGAGCATTACTACCAACACCGCCAGCTCCACCACCGCCTCCTGCACCATCGGCAGGGGGTGAAGAATTTTCACCAGCTCCACCAGCATTTCCTTGACCACATACACCAGAACCACCTGATAATGGGGGTTGACCACCGCCACCGCCACCACCCGAACTACCGGGCGCACCTCCAGTATTACCATCGGCTCCACCGCCACCGCCACCAGATGTTGAACAAGATGCAAAAGAAGAACTAACTCCTGTTGAACCTACTGGAAAAGGGTAAGATGGTGTAGATGGAGAAGCTCCTCCAGCACCAACTACTAAGGGTGTACAGCTAGAATAATTTACAGGTATGTTTGAAAAAGTTTTTAATCCTCCACCACCACCGCCGCCGGCTCTAGAAACAGTTGGTCCTGATCCACCACCGCCACCGCCTGAAACTATAGCAACATCTACTAATGCTACTGAAGAGGGTGATGTGTAATTACCTGAGGAAGTTTTGGCTACAACTGCGTTTTTTCCAAACGAAGCTCTGTTTGCTTTACCAATAATTCCGCCATTTGATTTGGCCATTTGAGTCTCCTATGCGGACACCCAAGCTGTGCCATTCCAGTCGTAAACTGTAGGTGTTTCCGCTTCGTCGTTTGATTTTGTTGCTTCCCAACCTTTTGTGTTGTCAGCGTTGTATTTTGTATCGCATTTGGAGATTTACCGCCAGCTCCACCACCGCCAGCTGAAACTGGACCACCTCCACTAGTAGTATCAATACCACCTCCACCACCACTTGCATAAACTCCACAATTTGGAGCACCTGAAAAACTAGGACTAATATCTGTTCCTGTACCACCAGCACCTGAAGCTGTAGTTGGGGGAGAAGTTGGGGCATTCCCACCAGCACCACCTGATCCTCCGCCACCACCAGCACCTGAACCTGCTGGACCTGGTGTAATAGCATTACTTGCTCCACCTGCATTACCTTGTCCACAAACTCCTGGTGATCCTGAGTATGGTCCTCCAGCGTCGTGGAAACCACCACCTCCGCCAGATCCACCTGGATTTCCTGCAGTGTCTCCTGATCCACCACCTCTTCCGCCACCTGTTGCAGTAAGTGTTACACCACCTATAACGGCTACTGAATCAACACCTGGAATTCCCAATGTTGAACTTCCTGGAGATGGTTGAGGTGATCCACCTCCTCCTGCTCCAATTGTTACTGGATATGCTGTTGAATATGATACAGGTATATTTGATCCTGGATTTAAAAGACCGCCAGCTCCTGCTCCACCACCTTTGTCACCGGCACCTCCACCGCCACCAGCTATTACTGCAACTTGCACAGATGCTACTGAAGAGGGTGATGTGTAATTGCCTGTAGAAGTTTTGGTTACAACTACGTTTTTTCCAAACGAAGCTTTGTTTGATTTACCAATAATTCCGCCATTTGATTTGGCCATGTCTTAAGTCTCCTATGCGGACACCCAAGCTGTGCCATTCCAATCGTAAACTGTAGGTGTTTCCGCTTCGTCGTTTGATTTTGTTGCTTCCCAACCTTTTGTGTTGTCAGCGTTGTATTTTGTATCGTTCCAAGAAATTTTATAATTCCATACTACTGGATCTTCTCCATCATCTATAA